CCCCCAGGGGGCATCTTCGCGCACGGGAGGTGCCCGTCATATGCCTCGAACGTCTCGAACTTCACATCACACCACGAGCACATGATCGGGTTCATGAACGTCATGTCCTTCTCCCGCTCCGAGCCGATGCGCTTGATTACTTCCTCGCGCAACTCCCGGTACACGACCATCGCCTCCTCTTCGCTATCGAACTCCGTGTCGTCCAGATACTGGGTTCCGTCCACGTCCAGGACGATGTGCCACTTCCGTGTGTCCGGCATGTACCTGACACCGCCCCGGAACCTGAACTTCATCTTCTGCTCGTTGGAGCCCATCAATGAGTCTCCTCGTTCCCAAGCATGAAGCGAGCCTTTGCGGCCTTGAGCTTCTTCTGGATCAGATTCTCCCCAACCGTCTTCATGCCAGTTTCGTCTATGACGATGTAAGGACTCATGTCCTTGAGGATGTGGTCGATCTCCTCAATGGTGAGCTCGACTGTGATGGTCTGCTCCACCTCAGTCGCACCCGCGCTCGGCCCTGTCCGCGCAGCTGTTGCACTGGTACCCGCGGGCAACGTCCTCGTCCGTGAGCACACGCCGCCGCTTGCACGTCGGGCAGCTCTTGTTGCGCGGGTTCGACTTCGTGGCACGTCGAAGGGCCGAAGGCCCACCCGGGTCCGCGAACGTATCCACCATGTCGTCCCACTCCTCAGGCTCGTAATCTTCTCTTGGCATCATTCTCTCCTTGTTGGGGCCTTTGTGGCCCGTTCACATTTTGAAACAACCACGTGGGCCTGATCCTAGTTCCGAAGACCCATGTAACTGCCGTACATTTCCACGAGAATCTTCTCGATCCTTGCCTTGACATGCGGGGCCATGTCCTCAACAAGGGTCATGTCCTCCAGGTCGATGAGCGCGTACGGAATGGGGTTCCTACCCAAGTCCGCGGCCAGAAGGAATACTTCTGCCTCGGTCCCATGCGTCTCGCACCCGGGACTAAACCAGAGTGACGAGTACGGGATAGCCGGGTCCGTGGGAACCGCGCCGTACACGAATTGCATCCCCTATACCTCCTCTGTCCTGTCGACCCGCGTCTGCTTGACCGAGCTGACGTTGTCCGCAAGCCAGTCCATCAACTCTACAATCACCTTGTCATGCTGCATGCCCATCTGAAACTGACCGGGCAGTAAGCCCGCGGGATCGGGCTGTGGCATGATCACGAGCTCATCGAACGGTGGTGGCTTGTCCGGGTTCGCCGCGCGCCACTTCCGAATGGCCCTCGGGACCGTGACTCCCTCGATGATCCAGGGGCCTTCCTCATTGAACCACTCCGCAACCGTCTCGCTCTGCTTGCTCCAGGGCAGCCCCACGAGCTCATCCGTTGCCCTGATCTCGGACCCCGTGTGGGCAGCCAACACGGTTGCGTACTCCGACTTGCCCGACTTGGGCCACCCGCAGATCACGGTGCGCCAAGTCAGGTGCTTGTACATCTTGTCCATGCATGGCCCGCACGTACCCGAGACGAGCAACTCCCGGATATCCGCTGTGATCTCCGGGAACGCATCCTGGGCCAACTTCCCCCGCCGCCACGCCACGAACGCCTTCGGGTCAACGGGGATCTCGAATACTTTCAAGCACGTGCGGCATTGAATCCGCGCGAAGCTTTTGCCGTCCTTACCTGGAAGGAGTGTGATGTCATTGATCATGGGCCTACTTCCCTGCGTCTTCCACACCGGGCAGGAGCTCGACCACCTGCTCATCCGTGCAGTCCACACAGATGGTCATCGTGTCGAGGAGCTTGCCCTCCAGATCCGTGGCCGTGACCTTAAGCTGCGCCGGCTGCTCGCTGCAGCTCTCACACATCTTGGGTCCCTTCGCGTCAACCTTGGGCATTCACGCCTCCATCTCGTTCGGTAATGTCGCGTCTGACAAGATCCACTCCCGGACTTGGTACCACTGATCTATGTGGCTCTCGTCTACGAATTCTGTTCCCTCGGGTACGTCCGCATACCCGTCCTTGTCTACCTCGTGAAAGTGGGTGATCCCGTAATAGATTCCTTCCTTCTCGTTCGTCCGCACGCCCTGCTCAACGAGGACCCAGATCGCCCCGCGGGCCAAGTTCTCACTTAACCACACAGAATTGATCTTGAAGCCCTCCCACTCGCAATGGGCCGTGATGATCCAGACACTCGTGGGCTGGGTCACTTGGGAGCTTCCTCCTGTTCCCATCTTTTGAGAGCGGCCTTCGCCAAGATCATGCATGTCTCGGCCGAGTAGGCTCCGCTCGCGATCTTCCGCAAAGCTTCCTGGACATACTCTTTTGTTTTGGCGTCCATGTGATAGCTTATGCCTTCCCGAGCAGGGGGGTGGGGGGGATGGGGGCGCCCTCCGGGCGCTCGACATCCTCATCAATGTACCATTCACCTTTGCCGATGTCGTAACAGATCGCACCTGTACGAAAGTAGACCCACACGAGGCCGGGCGGCAGGTCCTTCCCACCGGCCGACCTCGCACGGGTGACATCGACAACGCCGATGTCAAACATACTCACTTATGCTTCCTCCTTCTTCACACGGATATGCTGCGTGAACCGGCGCTTGCAGACATGACACTTCCATGCCTTCAACCACCGGCCGTCTTTGTCCTTGAGCCTGCGCCCGTCTGGTGGGCTGCAGTCCAGCGCCTGGCCGCAATGCCGACCAATCACCTGGCCTGCCCGATCTCGATCACGGGAGCGACCCGCGACTGGAACCTGCGGGCGGGCTTGAACTCCTTATGCTTCATCACCCTCTTCACGGTCTTCCGCTTGCTCCCGCACCCGGTGCACGCGAGCGCGATCCTCTGCCGGCCCCAACCGGTCCTGAGAACCACCATGTACTCGATGTTCGAGAAGATGGACAGCCCGCACCACGAGCACACCCCGATGAACCCGGGCATGTCGATCTTCAACCAGCGGATGACTGCATTCTTCAGCCAATTCTTGAACCCCAACATCAGTCCACCTTCCATCCCTGCGCGAGCAGCTCGTCGATGTTGACCTTGACGCCATCCTTGGCGATCTGGATGCCCGTGACGCTAAACACGTTGGCCCCGGGGACGAACATGACCTCGCCGTTGCTCGGGTCTCCGTAGATGATACCCACGTTCGGCTTCTGATCGTGCCTGATCATGGGCAGCTTGGGCCAGAACGGCCACCTGTCCGGGTTGAGAATCTTTTCCTTGTCCGTCATCACTTCTCCTGTGCGGCTCTGGCCGCGTTGTTGTTCCCACCATTCGCGAAACCCCCGAAGGGGCGCGGTTGACAGTGCCGAGCAAGCACCTCCGCTTTCCGTGCGGACACACGGCGGTCGATTTGTGCGTGGGTGGGGTTCACGCTTTTGTCGACCCTTCGGCGCATCTCTACGGTCGCTCCAGCCACTCAATAACAGCTGCGACCAAGATGATGATCCAGAATACGATTGCGATCACGTCCAGCATCAGCGCCCCGTTCCGTAGACCTTGTCCGGGTCCGTCATGCCCTGCCAATTGCAGGCCGGGCGATCCTTGTCCAGGCGGAACTGGGGCGCGCCGAACTGGGCGCATTGCCACCACCCCGCGATTGCCGAATTGTACCGCAGCGGCCCCTTGCAGAGCGGGCACTCGCGGCTGTCCACGATCTCCTGGGTCTTCGCGTAGCTCTCTTGCATGTGCGCTTCGTGACAGCGCCTGCACTCATGAGAGAACCTGCTCTTGACCTTGCCGCAGTGGCAGCGTGACCGCTCCACTTTACCCAAGCCTCTTGAGCATGTGAACCACGTGCTCGGATGCGTCGACATACTTGCTCTCGGGAACCGAGACCATCGCGACCGCGATTGCCATGAAGACCACTACTGCCAGCAGGTGAGCAAGAGCTTTCATGTTACTCACCCACCGGCTGACAGTCACGAACCGAGTACGCGACAGCCGCGTCGCCATCGAGGATCGCCAGCTGCCCGAACGAGGACGAGACCACCCGTGTGAGTGTACCCCGTGCTATCTCGCGGGCGCCGCCCTGCTTCACGATCACGACCCTGACCTGCTTCCCGACGAGCGGGTGCGTGTACTGCTCCGGGTACGTTTCCTTATGCGTTTTCATCTGCATTCTCCTGCGGGCACCTGGGCCCGAGTTGGGTGCTGAATTGCACCTTGGACCTGGCCCATGTGGGCCAGATCGGGGCTGCAATCTAGTCCACCACCGCCCGGAACGTGACTTCGGCCACGAGCTGCTCGGCCATCCCAACCTTCGCGGGCATGAGCGTGTAGATCTGCAAGAGCCTCGGGAACCTGTGAACGTGGTAACCTTCCCGCTCGAACATCGCGGCGACCTCGTGAATATCCGCAATGCTGTCCGTGAGCCCCATCATCTCGATCAACGACTTTTCCATCTGCAAACTCCTGCGGGCGACTGCGCCCGTGTTTGAGCCGCTTGATTGCGGCTGTTTCTGACCGCGTGTCCTCACGCGTCGACCACGATCATCTTGACCGCGAACGGGAAAACCAGCTGCTTCTCATTCGGGTTCCCGTTTTGGCCCTGCATGACCGCGAGCCGGCGCTTGAAGTCCTCGTACCTGCAGTATGCATCCTGCATCTCCTTGACCATGTACGCGATTGCCGCGTCCATCGCAGGATCGAATTCCGGCTCCGTGATCGGCGTGCTCGGGCGAACGTAAACGGGCTTGCATTCCCATTTCGCGCGGGCATGCACTCGTGATGACGAACCCTTCGGCATCTTCGGGGGCGCGGGCGGCAGGATTTTCACTCGGATTTCCATTATACACTCCTGTGAGCGGCTGCGCTCATGTTTTTGCTCGACGGAAGCCCGGCACGCGAACGCGATTGCTGTGGGCGAAACTCGAGCACCAAAAAACGATATCACAACGGATTCGACGTGTCAAGCATTATTTTTGATTAGTTTTGCGATTTGTACGGCTAGCTGAGAAGCTTACGTCGCCTTGAACCTACCCTGGAACCTTCGGTTCCTTGGTGATCCCTGCGCAGCGCATACACTTGAGCTGGGCGGGCATCTGCTCACCGATATGCTTACAGCATGGGCAAAGGAACAGATTCGGGTAATGGTTATGAAGCCACACAACCTTATCCTGCCAGTGATAGAGTGCGAAGTCTAACGGGATTGCGTCCTCATCTACACCCGCGCGAATGAGCGAGTCCATGAGCTTGTTATAATAATCCCAGTCTACGCGGCGGAGCTGGCTCATGGCTTCTCCGTTGAATCGTCCGTGGATACGTCAGTTTTTGAAACGCCCACGGGGGATTCATGTTGGGATTCCCGCGGTGAGTCTACCTGTGAGTCTACTTGGGAACCTACGGTTCCTTGGCTCCCACTGGTTATGGATGGCGTTCGCCGCATGCGATTGAGTATATCATCGACACGTGATGGCTTCCCTTCTGGCTCGAATGGGCTGCGCTCACCTCGCTTACTAGCAAGTTGCTCCATCACATATCTACGTGCTGAGAGTGCAACCTCTTTTCCCTCAAACTCTTTCTCATCCTGTCCTTCATCATCGAGATAGATCATCTCGTCGCTGTGCTCGTAGACTGAGGAGCAGTTGAGGCAGAGCTTGCGGACTGGGTCCTTGTACTTCTCCCGGTCATACGGTAGATGACAGCGAACACAGTAGAAGAGCCAGTCATACCTATTCTCCAGGTAACGCCTCTGGTCCTGCCACTTCACACGTGGGAATAACCTGGGCAGGCTGTTCTCACTGATCCCTATCTCAGCCAGTGCCTCAACCAGTCTATGATAATACTCCCATTTAACTCTCTTGTTTGCCCTGTACCCGACCCGTGCGAATGGATCAAACGCCATACTTCTGACTCCTTTGGTTGTGGTCTGGGCTCAACGACGTGAACAGAAGTAAAGATGCAGAATCCGTGCCACAGGCAGGCGGGATGTGAAAGACCCGCAACGTTATTACTGTTATTACACCACGGCCCAGTACACGGGTCTATGCCGTCCGAGCGAAGCGAGGACAGCTGTAGCAGGGTAATAACTGTAGTGTAGATCACGAAGGGAGACATGCTCCGCAACCTGCGGTTGCTTGGAGGTGGCCCACGGGGCGGGAGTTAACTTTAGTTACGACTCCTTACTTTTGTCTTCATTCCACTTCGCTCTCCTTCGAGAAGTGGCTCTGTCATTGTTAATTGTTTCTTGAATATATTTTTTATAAATAACATATATTATTACAAAGATAGGAGGAGCGCGAGAGAGCTTGAGCTTCACAACATGAAGTCTATACCACAAGGGAGAGCGAAGTAGAATGATGACTCAACTGATTACTAAAAACTGAGGTAAAAGTACGGCCAACTTGACCGGTCATGTAGTGAATACTTCTTGGAAATATTGTTGGAGCTTCAATATCTGAAGCCCATGCTGAAGCATGCCTGATTGCGGCCTACGGCCTGGGTGTAGCCGCTTACCCACGCAGCCCAGAAGTCTGGCCACATTCCTGACCGCCCTGGTTAGGGGCGATTGTAGATCCATTCCTGACCGCCCCTGTATACGTGTGCGTAAGAGCTCGGGGGCTGGATAGACGCGCGCGAATCTAACAGGGTAGATGCTGAGCAAGCTCGCAAGCTTCTAAGCTTGACACCAAGCTTGACACCAAGCAGACAAGCAACAAAGCAGACAAGATAGGCAGCTAGCAAGCGAGTCAACATGCTTGTTCCTCGGCTAGTTCCCCGCAGCGGGCTGCCTGGGCCGTTCCCGTTCCCCCGTCAAACGCTGAAACGCATGCCTGAGCGCCAACAAGCGCGCCCGTGAAAGCCCGTAAGAGTGCGTAAACACAGGCGAAAAATAGCGCTTTACATGAGCCGCACGCATGGCTATACCTCTTCACAGCGGCAATTGAGCCGCCCACAAACGCGGGCCACATGCCCGCCAGGAGTCAACGTCATGGCAGGAATCACGGTACAGGTTCTCAAGCACGTTCTCGCGGAGAAGGCCGACACGCGCGGCCACACCTACATTCACTTCGGCGGCACGCTGAAGACTCGGCTCAAGACTCTCGCGGAGAAGGCCGGTTATACCCGCAAGCTGAACGAATTCGGCGTGGCCATCTTCGAGCAGGCGTTGACCCTCGCCGAAGCTGACTTCGAGCGCCAGCTTGCGGAGGCAAACGCGAAGCGCAAGTAATCGCGTGAAACAATCAAACCGGCGGGCCGTCCCGCCGGTTTTTTTGTTGCTTTAAAACCTAGAAAGAAAACGTGAATCCCATGTGGCTGCTTCAACACTCGACGGGGCAGCCAGCCAGCCAGCATTGAACTCACGTAACATGCTAGCAAAGTTTTACTTTTATCCATCGTGTTTTATACCGTGATAGTCAGTCGCGTTGAAAGCTAGCGTGATAGTGAGTGGCATAGTTTGTTGGCTTCCATGTTAGCTAGCTTGTTGGACTAATTGTTGGCTGGCCACATAGCAAGAAGGGCCACCCCCCATCTTGATTTTCAGTTGGGGGACCCGCAGGGTCCCCCCTTCTCAAACAATGTAGCCATTTCATGTTTTGTAAACTTTACAATAACAGTAGAAAGTCACGAGGCTAGCCTTTCCATAGCTCTATACTAGCACAGCGTCCAGCGCGCAGCAAGCCCCGGCCCAGTGGACGTTTCACAATTTGAAACCGCCACATGAGTTCCATGTGTTTCATTTGTTACGCTCACCTTGGCACGACTTCTGCATCCCTGTAGCCCAGGGACGCTTCGCGTCCATTTGACTCACAGAACAAGGAGAACGCGAATGACAACCGAGAGCAAGACAAGCAGCGGGGACGCTGCAAGCTCGAAGGCTGCCAGCAAGGAAGCCCGCAAGCTGAGCGAGGACTTCAAGCCGAACGAGCCGTCGACCAACACAGGCGTCGACGAGAAGGGAGTTCCTGACGGAACCCTCGGCCCCCAGCAGCTCGAGCGCGCCGCGAACGAGGGCCTCCTTTCGCTCAGGCCCCAGCCCACTCGTGAACAGATCGAGGTCGTGCTGCGCAAGGTCAACGCCAAGAACGAGAAGGGCTTCCCCGCGATCAAGTGCAAGACCGCGAAGGAGGCGGCCGAGAAGGCCATCTCGCTTCTGAACGAGGACAAGTAAGGCCGGCGCCGGCTAGGTGGGGTCCCCCGCGATCCTCCGACCGCGCCCCGGTTAGCCGGCGTCCCCCCGCGCTTCGCGCGGCCAAGTCCCCAAGAGACCGAAGGTCTCAGGATAGACTAGGAGAAACAAATGGCACTTCCAGTTCTTGACCCAGGCATCGCAGCGATGGCGGCCACGATGCCGTGCTTCGTCAGGCGCCGGATCATCCTCACGGGTGACTCGACCAAGCTCGCTGACTACGGCATGTTCCCGAAGGACGGGCAATTCATCGACACGCCCCCGCGGGTCGCGTCGAAGTGGACCACCGACATGGACATCCATTCTCCGACATGACCTTCTCGCTCGCACTCGCGGCACTGAAGGAAGGCCACGCGGTCGAACGCGCGGGCTGGAACGGGCGGGGCATGTTCATCAAGCTGCAGCGCCCCGATGCCCAGTCGAAGATGACCCTGCCGTATATCTACATGAAGACGGTCCAGGGCGATCTCGTCCCGTGGCTCGCGTCGCAAACGGACATCCTCGCGGACGACTGGGTCAGCGTCGTCAAGGAGCACTGATGGCAACACCGAAGGGGAACCCGATCAAGGGCAGCGAGTGCGATCCCAAGGGCAAGACGGTTGGCCTGGGTGTGGGCGCGGGCCGAGCCCCCGTCGCGCCTGGTAAAGCGTTCCCGGGCGCTGCGCGCCCACGCGGGAAGAAAGTGAAGAGGTAGGGCATGCCCGCTGTCTCGAAGGCCCAACGTCGCCTGATGGGCGCGGACTTGGCGAGGGCCAAGTCGGGGAAGAAAACCAAGACTGGCATGAAGGAGAAGCAGCTCAAGGACTTCGCGTCCACGAAGGAGCGGGATCTCCCGAACGTCAAGTAGATGCCCGGCTCACCTGGCATGGGTTCGATCGCGTGGGACAGGTCACGGCCCGGAGTCGTGTCCCTCTCCAACACGCGGCAGATGGCGGCCCCGCCGCCACCGCCCGTGCAGCAGGATGACGCGATCCGCATGTTCGCGGGGATGCAGACTACGGACTCGGAGCGCCAGCTGATTCAAGAGATGATGGCTTCGAAGTCTGGGGGTAGTTACGGGGACGCGACAGCTGCGGAGAACCGCCAGCACGTCGACGACGAGGCGAAGTACTACAATGCGCCCGAGCCCAGCAAGTCGGATCGCCGGGAGTGGAAGAAGCAGGTCAAGCAGTTTGACCAGTATCTACGCAAAGACGGGCAGCATAATGAGGACGGCTTCGCGTCCCTGCTCGAGTCGGGTGCCGTGTGGGCAGACCCGAACTCGGACACGTGGACCTCGAAGGTCCCACTCTCCCAGCGGCAGTTGAGGTCGATCGGGGAGGGATGGAATCAGTGGAAGCAGCAGGTGTTCGGGGGCGACCCGTACTACATGGACAGCTGGCAGAAGTCGCAGGATAAGTACCGGGATCTCTACCGGTAGGGAAGGAGACACCACATGTCGATCATGGGGATCTTGGAGTGCTTGCTCACGTTGCTCCTCGTTGCACTCGGGATCGCAGCGGTGTTCTGGATCTTGAGCATCTGCATCAAGGCGATCGGGGGCACGGAGCCCCCCGCGAACTTGATGATGGTCATGTACGCGATCGGGGTTGTTGTGCTGTTGATCGTGGCGGTGTCGTGCATCCTAGGCGGTGGGCCGCATCTGATCCACTTCTCGAGCTGAGATGCTGCCCTGGTGCGCAAAGTGTAACAGGCCCGTCGAGTCGGTCAAGCAGAGGATCGACTACTGGACGGGAAACCTCATGTACGTTGTGGAGTGCCACGGGCAGACTGCGGTTCAGTTCACCCCGTGCCCCCACGATGCCCAAGAGCTGATGGTCTTCTGAAATGGGCAGACACCAAGAATATCGAGACCTGGAGCCGATCGAGCGGCGTGCGTGCATGATGCGGGCCGCAGGCATGAGTGACGGGGTAATTGCCAGGTTCCTGGACATGGACTCGTGCCTCGTGGGGAACATCTTCAAGAGACCCCGTGTGGCGCGGTACCTGATCGCGCTTGAGGGCACGTTCGTCAACGACATCAGCAAGAGCTCCAAGATCCTCGACACCGCGATCATGCACGCTGCGGATCGGGCCTTCGTGATCGAGCGGGATGTCATGGAGAGGCTGTACGAGAAGACGGACAGCATCCGGGCCCAGCTTGGGGCCGCTGCCACAGCCCAGGACATCTTGGACAGGGCGGGCAAGCGGGCACCCACGAAGATCCAAGCGGAGGTCGTTCACACAATCGACGCCGAGGCCCTCGACCTCGTGGCAGAGGTGTTGCGCGAGTCGAAGGCCATCGACGTAACGAGGGAGAGTAGAGATCATGGGAGCACCACGGAAAGCGCCAGTGAGCCCGACGGCGTGGCAGGGGAAGAAGCCCCCGTCACAGGCACAGAAGAAGTTCATCGGGATGGTCCGGGATCTGGGGACGAGAGCCCTCAAGAAGATCAAACCGGCCCAGTGAGGAGGACGGGATGAAGTCGCTGAACAGAGTCAAGCCGATGGCCGAGATCTCGAGGCCAAAGGACGTGCCCCGCATTTCGCGGCAGCGGATCTATCGGGATCGAAGTGAGTGGAGGAAGAGCGCGATCCCGACAGCGGAGGCCAGCCAGCAACTCATCGACGACCAACTCGAGAACGCTCGGAACGTGCCGAGCCTCGAGAGCCAGAACTACCTCGATCTCGCGGATCTCATGGATCGCGCGGGGCGGATCGGGATCGATAGGACATGACCCTGCGAGTAAGGGGTCGAATTCGGAAGGAGGTTCACGTGAGCAAGCGGCCGGAGGACGAGAAGGAGCCCGAGGCGGACGAGGCAACCGAGGAGGAGCTCGAGGAGCTGGACGATTCGGACGACGAGGACCCCACCGACTGACGCCCCGTGGGGGCGTCAAGAATTGAAGCGCATAGAAGATGGTCGCCTTCGCATCTGACTTCGAGCACGCACGGTACGCCCAGGCTGAGGGCGACGCGAGTGATCGCACGGAGGACGTGCGTCTGGACTTGCGCAAGCAGGCCCAGAAGTCGACGTACGTGATGGCGAAGGCGATCGTGGGCTTCAAGGATCTGATCCCTGAGTTGCACGGGGACATGTGTCAATTCATCCAGGGACCAGCGCGGCGAAAGCTCGGGCTTGCCCCGCGCGATCATCTCAAGACCTCGGTCTGGACGATCGCGGACACCGTCCGTGTCATCGCTGCGGATTCGGATGAGCGGATCTTGATCGGGAACGAAACGGCCACGAATGCGTCCCACTTCCTGCGGCGGATTCAGGCAGTATGGGAGCGAAGTGGGATGTTCCGGTGGCTCTTCCCAGAGCTCCTGGTCGATGTCGGGAAGACCAAGTGGTCCGAAAGCGAAATGCTCGTCCCAAGGAAGCACGATTTCCCCGAGTCGACCGTCGAAGTCATGGGCGTCGGCGGGGCGGTCGTTTCCCGCCACTACAGCCGCATCAAGCTCGATGACCTCGTGGGCAAGGAGGCATCCGAGTCGGTAGACGTGATGCGGAAGACGATCGACTGGTACTTGTATTGCGAGAGTTTGCTCGAGAAGCCCATTGACCCGATTGACACGTATGGGACCCGGTGGACCCACAAGGACCTGTACGCGTGGATTATGGAGCATGAGACGGGCATTAGCATCTTCCATCGGAAGGCGCTGCGGCCCGACGGGACGACGTTGTGGCCCGCTCGGTTCCCGGCCGAGGAGATGCTCCGCATCAAGCACAAGATCGGGAACTTCAAGTTCTCGTGCCAGTACCAGAATGAACCATTCGACCCCGAGTCAGTTACGTTCGATCCGAGTTGGCTTCGGTTCTACGAGCTTGAGGGGTGGGAGATCGAGGATGGTTTCGTAAAGCTTCGGATAGTGGGCCAGCCGCGGCCAATTCGGATCACTCCGATTCTGTTCGTAGATCCGGCGATTAGTGAGCGGGCCGGGAGTGCGCGCAGCGCGGTTGTGGCGGCAGGCCTCGACGAGTTCGAACGCATCTTGGTACTTGAGGTCTGGGCCGCACGATGCCAACCGTTGGAGATGATCGAGAAGATTTTCGAGATGAGCACGAGATGGGACCCGATGTGCGTCACCGTAGAGGGTGTCGCATACCAGCGCTGCTTGAAGGGCTTCATCGAGGCCGAGTGCATGCGCCGCAACAAGTGGCTCAATGTTCGCGAAGTAAGACCTGGCTCAAGAGAAGGAAAGGAGTCCCGCATCCGGGGACTGCAACCGTACGCTGAAAGGGGACGACTTTGGGTTCGAAGATCAACCTGCGGGTTAATGATTGAAGAATTCGAGTCGTTTCCTTTGAGCGATACGGTCGATACCCTCGACGCGTTGTCGTACTTGCCCCAAGTTGCGGTCCTGCCCGACGCAGCGATCGACGACAAGATGGGACAGGAAGATCCTGACGAGCCCATGTTTCGATTCGAGGGCATTTCGTCGAGGACGGGCTACTGAAGATGGGCACTGGACTGCGTTCGCGATTGATCTGGGTAGCTTATTCCCTACCTAGCCGGGTGGGGGGTGGGGGGCACGCCCCCCGGGCGTGCAACACCAGCTACATGAGGGCCTAATGCCGAACACTTCTCGCTTCTATCTTGCTGCTGATGACGGAAATGGGGTACGTGATCTTCTCGACATCGTCATGGTGTCGCAGATGAACGTAGTCCATACGGCCATGAGGCTCAAGGAGCTCATCTGGAGCGACTCAATCGAGTGGCCGGACACCCTACCTGACGCCCCAGTGAGCGTTTTGATGGTTCTTCCTCGAGTCGATGGCGCGTTTCTGCTCAAACGTGAGGCAGACGCGGGTGCTTTCTTCTCTATGGACCTTTTCGAGGTCGATCCCAAGCGTCTGATCATGCTGCCGAAGCCTACCACGTCTCAAAACTTCCAAATGATGGCGAGTCTCGACGCAATCGTCGACATGTACTTCATCTGATGGACAAGAAGACAGTCCACCGGCGCCTTTGTGACGGTATGAGTCCCGAAGAGCGCCTCGAAACCCTCCGCCGAGCTGGAGTCAAGGGTGATCTGCTCGACGTGATGCGTAGAAACACCCGAATGACGCCCGAGCAAGCAATCTTCGCGAGCAAAAAGGAGAAGAAATGAGCCAGTCGAGTGCAGCGCCGGCGGGGGCAGTTCCTGAGGCGGGTTTGGGCTTGGGGCAGGGCGCTGGTGCTCCTGCTGGGGGAGGTGATGGCGGAATCGCGGCCTTGCTCAGCGGTGGTGGAGGCGGAGGTCTCGCGACTGCCATGAAAGGCATCCAGAACATCCTCGGCCACACGCCTGAGGAGCGCGAAACGAACGCGAAAGCGCTGGCTGCCTCCGTAAAGGACATCAATGGGCTCGTGAGCTCGATGAGCGAGTCGACTCTCATGCAGCGCATGATGGAAGCCCAGGGTCACGGCCTCGGCTTCATGGAAGGCTCGCCCGGCGCGCCCGTCTCTCCGATCGAGCGCACTCCGCTCGGTGGTCCTGTCATGTCGCAGCTCGGATTCCGCTAGAGAGGAGGTGATAGACATGAGCCGTGCTCAGAAGAACGTCCGCCGCGGTGAAAGCGGTGGGAAGAAGAAGAGTTCTGCAGTGAAGCCGCCGACCGGGAAGCGCAAGGGTGGCGCGAACGACGAAGAGAAGGGCGAGAAGTACTGATGCCACAGTACAGCGGCGTAATCCCAGGTGCCCCAGTTGCTCTGACCCCCCGTGACAAGCAATGGCTGCCCAGCTACCTGAACTCAGAGCTGGAAGAAGCCCTGCAGACTCACGAAGTCAAGCTCCAGTGGATCGACGAGTCGAATCGTCTCTACATGGGCGACCCAGTCAACGTGCGCAAGACGTTCCCCTGGGACGGTGCCGCGAATCTCGTCATTCCACTGGTGGGGATCACGGTCGACTCGATCGTGGCTCGTGTGATGAATACCATCTTCGCTGTCCAGCCTTTCTGGAGCGCAGAGGCGTTGATCAAGGACCTCGAGCCGGTCGTGAACCCCCTCCAGGACTTCATGGAGTGGTCCCGTGTCAATGAAACCGGGATGTACACCCAGACTCGCTCATGGATCGTGGAAGTCATCAAGCACGGCTGGGGGTATCTCAAGGTCTACTGGGAGTCCTTCACGCAGCGCACTTTCGTCGTCTCCAACGGTGTTGCCCGGCCTAAGGACGTCATCGTTCGTCGCCCACGAGTTCAGCATGTGCTCTTGGCAGACATCATCTGTCAGTCGGGCATCGAGGACGAGCTGTACCAGGCAGAATGGCTTGCGCATCGTGTTCGCCTCACGGATGGCCAGCTTCGGTGGCGTGAGCACGATAAGGTCTACCAAGACGTCGACAAGATTCTCCAAACCAAGGAGCAGCCGACTCCGATGGAGGAGAAGGTCCTCGAAAACGAGTTCGAGGCACAGGTCAGTGCGCCGAAAGACAAGCTCAATACCATGTACGAGATCTATGCGGATCTCCCACTTGGTGGCAGCAAGTTGCCCGTCCCGGTGATGATCACGTATCACCATCCTACGAAGACCATCGCCCGTTGTGTCTACAACCCAGACATCACAGGCGATAGGCCATTCAAGAAGGGGAAGTTCATCGACCGAGAGGGTAAGCGCGATGGCGTTGGGATTTCTCGCCAGCTTTCGCTCCTGCAGGAGGAGATTTCGACGCTTCACAACCAGCAGGTCGACAACGCGACCCTGGCGAACACCCGCTTCTTCATTGGACGTCGCGGTGTTATCCGTAACGGGACTCGCGTCTGGCCTGGCCGATTCCTCACGGTTCCGGACCCGGGTCGAGACATCGTTTCCCTGCCGATGGCTGACATCTATCCTTCAATGCGTGCATTGGAGACTAGTTGTCTCGCGTATGCGGAGAGAAGGTCGGGCGTGGCGGATTACCAACTCGGCCGCGAGTCGAACGTCATGGGCAATCGCGCGACGGCGACGGGCACGCTCGCGCTCATCCAAGAAGGCAACCGACGATTCGACTTGAACGTCCGCGACGTCCGCGACTGCCTCGGTGGCGTAGGCAAGAAGCTCTTGCTCTTGAACTGCCAATTCCGGCCCAAGGGCATGGCGTACTTCGTCAAGGGCTCAGATGGTGAGCTCATCGAGAAGGTTCTGGATCTTCCCGAAGAGTTCGTCGCTGACGGCATCGGCATGGAGCTCACGGCAAGCACCGCCACGATCAACCGCGAGATCGAGAAACAGGGCCTGCTCTCGATGATGGGCACCCTGACGCAGTACTACCAGCAAGTGTTGCAGATGACGTCGGTAGCCACGAACCCCGATACGCCGCCCCCAGTCCAAAAGATGGTCGCGGAAATGGCCGACGGGGCTCGCTACCTGATGAAGATGATCGTACAGACGTTCGAAATCCGGGCCGTCGACACGCTGTTGCCGCCGAGCCTGGCAGACCAACTGGAGGCTGACAGTGCCGCCAATCCCCAGCAACCGGGAGGACCTGCAGGAGGCCCTCAACAAAATCCGAACGGACCCGGAGTGGGTGCTCCTGTGGGAGCACCTCCTGGAGGCCCGCCAGGGATGCCTCCTCCGAATGGCGGGATGCAGTGATTGGGGGCAGTTTCTTGAGATCCGAGGCGAATTCAACGCGCTGAACGTGTTCATCGAGTTCGGCGACAAACTGCTGGATAACCTCGAAGAGGCCCGGCAAAAGGAAGATGAAGATGCAAGTAGGCGACGAGGAAGAGAAGGCGGATACCACGGAAGAAACGGAGGAGAGTGAGAAGGAAGCACCGTCCAAGGATCGTCTCACTCGACTCGAACAGGAAAATCAGGAGCTTCGTGGGACTACGGAACGTAGCCTCCAGGAAGCTGCCGCGGCCCGTGGTCAAGTCCAGCTGATTCTCGACCAGATCCAGAGAGCAGCAGCAACCGGCGATGCTGGGGCCAAAGAGGCCCAAGATCGTGTCAAGAACATGCGGGACAAGTTCGACGAAGATCCCGTCGCCGCCATGAACGAGCTGGTGACGATGCGGATCGGCCCTGTCCTGCAGGAGTACTTCGGACGGAGTGCCGAGGCCGAGCGCGAAGTCGCTCGTGCCAAGCACGGCAAGCAGTTCGACAAGTACGAGAAGGAAGTGGACGACTTCATGCGCGACATGCCGCTCGATGTCAAGGCGAAGCCTGGCAGCTACACGGCAGCGCTGAAGTACGTTCGTTCGCAGCACCTCGACGACGAAATCGAGGAGGCGAAGAAAGAGGAACGCGAGCGTGGCTCCCGCCCCGAGGGCGCAAGCTCGGCCGAACCCGACAAGGATCGGCCGAAGGCGATGACCCGCGAGGAGAAGGAAGTCATGAAGGCGTTCGACATGAGCGACGACGACTGGGATCGCTGGTCGACCCCGGGCGGCGTTCGCGCGAAGTCAACGAAGAAGGGAAAGGCGGCCTAAAATGGGGATCGAGTTCTTGAAGGACGAGATCGACAAGAAGATCGCCGGTGGTGTGTTCGACCCCCTCAAGGTCGAGAACAAGGACCCGAACTTCCACTACCGGTGGCTTCGCAAGGAAAAGCTGAACATGACCCGCAAGACGGATTTCCTCGGCTACGAGGTCGTCAAGGCGGGTGGACCCGAGAAGTCGTTCGCCAGTGACAACACGCCCCTGAAAGGTGGCGACACCGTCGAGCGGAACATCGAGGTCGGGGACCTGGTACTCGCGCGGATTCCGAAGGAACTGCACGAAGCGTACCGGAAACGCAACAAGGCGAAGATCGACGCCCTCGCAACGGGCGTGAGCTCCAGCTTCAAGAATGCCGTCGGGAACACCGCGTACGAGGAACACCGGGATGTCGCCGGGTACTCGGGGTCGGTGTCCCGCGACGACGTGGAGCTGGACGAGAAGGGGTAAACCTATGCGACAGCTCGAGCAGCAGATGACGATCTCGGGCAACTCGCCGCACACTCTGACGTTTCCGGAGAGTGCGGCGCAGGCGTTCGAGGCGGGAGCACCAGTCGTGCTGGCAGCGGCGGGGACCGTTCAGGAAGCCGCAACGCCAGCAGCGTCCGTAGTCGGCGTGGCAGCCATGCCCGCGACGGGCGTGGCAAATTCGAAGGTGACCGTGTGGATCGCGAACGACGACACACTCTTCGGAGTCGTGATGGCGGGCGCAATCCAGGCGGACGTCTCCAAGCTCGTGACGGTCAAGAAGACCGGCGCGCTGTGGGCGGCAGATCGCACGACCGCGGGGACCTTCCTGGTCATGGAGATCGGGACCCTCCCGAACGGGCAGTCCTACGCCCGCGGGAAGTTCCTCGAGAGTGCAACGCAGATGGGCAAGGCTGCGTAGGAGGATAGGGGCAAATGGTCAACGTAACAGGTGCCTTTTCGTACCTGCTGGCCCCGGGCCTCCGCAAGGTGTTCTTCCAGACGATGGACGAGCGCCCGCCCGAGTACAGCAAGATCGCCAACAGCGAGACCTCCAAGCGTGCCTACGAGGAAGACCTCGAAGTGGGCGGCCTGGGGTCCATGCCCGTCAAGCCCGAAGGCCGTGGGATCGCGTACCAGGACTTCCGGCAGGGCGGCAAGAAGCGGTACACCCACCTCACGTACGGGCTCGGCTTCCGCGTCACCCTGGAGATGATGGAAGACGATCTCTACAACGTGATGAAGAAGAACACGAAGGAGCTCGCCAAGGCTGCCCGGAATGCCCGCGAGGTCGCGTTCTTCAACATGCTCAACAACGCGTTCACCGTCGAGTACGGCTTCCCCAAGTTCGGCGTGAACGAGCCCCTGATCGCGGCGACCCACACGAAGCTGGGCGGCGGGACCGGGAGCAACCGGGCATCGACGGACGCCGATCTGTCGCCGACGAGCCTGGAGGCCGCAATCATCTCCTTCGAGTCCCTCACGGACGAGATGGACATCCCGGTCGTCGTCAAGGCCAAGACCCTGCTCTGCGGGCCTCAGCTGAAGATGACCGCACGGGAGATCCTCGGTTCGGAGTTCCGTCCGTACACTTCGAACAACGAGATCAACGCCATCCGCGAAGAGGGGCTCGACTACATGGTCGGCCACTACATCGTGGACCCCGACAGCTGGTTCCTGCTGGCCGGGAAGGGCGACCACGACCTGAACTTCTTCGAGCGCATGGCTCAGCGCTTCCAGAACGGTGACGACTTCGACACCGGCGACGCGAAGTTCAAGGCGTTCCAGCGCTTCTCGGTGGGTGCCGGCGAGTGGAGGGGCGTCTACGGGTCACAAGGGGCCTAGCAACGGGCGGCTTCAATTTTTGAAGCCCCCACAGGGAGGCCAACATGATCCAAAACACTACCCTCTACCCAAGGGATGTGAGCACATACGGCACTGAACGAGTGCGTAGCCTCGTAGCGCTGATAAGCCTCCCGAACACCCAGGGGGTCTTGTGCTTGCAGGCACCAGACGGGAACGAGTTCTACATCTTCCAGGACGGAATCACGCCCTCGTTTGGGGGCGTGACTCAGGTCATGGCCGGGTCGATTGCTGGTGGCGGTTGCAACATCGGGACCGCGGTCACGCCAACGAGACCCACCACCAGCTTTCGTGACGGGATGACGGTGCTTGGGACCCGAAGGGCCTCAAGCTCGTTGGCCATCGCAGCGAATCCGTATGCAGGCGCAGCGGGCCTGAGCGGATGTCTTGGTATGATGACCGGGTATGGGGCCGCTGCGGCGTACCTGTATCTTCACAAGACGGCTGCCAACACATGGCAGCTGATGATCGGCACGGAAGCCCAGTTCTTGGCAGACGCCGGCGGGATCGCCATCGGCACACCCGTCGTGGGCTCCGGGTCAATCGCACCTGGTCAGATCACCATGCCCTTCGAGAAGCACGAGGGGCGGGTGGTCGTCGGAGGTAGCTACAGTCGCGGCAACAATCGGTTGCCGTCGGTCATGTTCATCGAGTCTGCCGGCCAAGGCGCAGGGCTCGCGTTCGAGTACGGCACAGATGACGATACGGGTCCAGTCTCAAGTCCAGCAGTAGTGATGTACTTCCCGTATCCGATCGCTGCGCCAGTGTTCGCGACACCCGACGCCTGGGCCGCGTGGAATGCAATCCTGTCAGTGACGACAGCAGCTCTGCCCGGTGGAACGAATGGGGTGCCCTACGCCCCAGTCCAGCTTACCGCGCAGGGTGGATCGGCCGCGTACACATGGTCGATCACGGCTGGTGCCCTGCCAGCCGGGATGGTGCTGTCACCGACGGGTGTGATCTCAGGGACCCCGTCTGCAGCAGGGACTGCGAACTTCACAGTCCAAGTCGCAGCGGGGGTGCCAACGGGTACCAAGGCCCTGAGCATCGTGGTGGCATAGTGGATCAGCGGTACCGCATCGAGATCGAGCACAATGGTGAAGAGTGGGAGGTGCGGTTTCCGCAGTTGAGGGGCTGCATCGGGCGTGCTCCAGACATCATGGACGCGCTCGATGCAGCCCGGTGGGCACAGGAGGACTATCTAGGCCGGTTCGCAGACGCAGAGCGCTGGGGTGAGACAACGTGAAGCTCGTAAGCCTTTCTCGTTTGAAGCAGAAAGATGAGGTCGTTGACTGGGCACGTCAACACGTTGAGGAGCTACAGCGGGTATTTCTTGGTGTGGACCACGCGATCGCGGCAGGTGGTGGCAGCGGTGGAAGTGGTGGTACGGGAGAGTCTTACCGTCACGTCCAGTCAAGTGCTGCCACGACCTGGGTGATCACTCACGGTCTTTCTTTTCGCCCCAATATCACAGCTGTCGATTCATCCGGCCGACAGATAATCCCAGGAGCCGTGGACTACACGAGCGCGACAGTTACTCTAACATTCTCCGCCGCCGTTGGCGGAGAGGCTTATTTGAGCTAGAGGGTAATACATGCCTACCGTCTACGGCCCACTCGACATAGTCAAGAACGAGATCCGCAATGCGGTCATGCAGAACCTTGGCTCGGCGCCCTCGTCGCCGGTCAAGGGGCTCATGTACTTCAACTCGGCCGACAACACGTTCTACTGGTACGACGGGACCCAGTGGGTTGCGGCCAAGGGTGGAGCCGGCGCAGTCGCCTCCGACACAGTCACAACGCAGGCTTTCGGTGATGTGGCCGTCCCTGGTGTAAGTACCCTCTACACCCGTGGCGACCACAAGCACGGATTCCCAGCCCACGACGCGGCGGCCCACTCGACGATCCCTCTTTCTGCTCTCGCGGCAGCAGCAGCCAATATCAACATGGGTGGTTTCAAGATCACCAACATGTTGACTGGGACAACGGGGACTGACGCAGTTACGAAGCAGTACGTCGACTCCCTGATTCAGGGTCTTGCGTGGAAGGACAACTGTAGGATCGCATCGACGGCTAACGTCACGAAGTCTGGGTTGGCTGCTATTGACGGTGTCACGCCGATCGCCAATGATCGCATCTTGCTCAAGAATCAAACGGCCCCTGCTGAGAACGGCATTTGGGTAGCAGCGGTGGGGGCATGGACCCGTCCTGTCGACGCCGACTTCGGGCCTGAGATGGTCAACGCAGCGGTGTTCATCGCTGAGGGCACAACCCTCGCTGACACCGCGTGGGTCTGCACGACCAACGACCCCATCACCATCGACACGACGGCACTCGCATTCGTTCAGTTTGGTGCTGGTGCGGTCTACGTAGGTGGCGCAGGTCTCCTGCTCACAGGCAACACGTTCGACGTGGGTGCCGGTACAGGTATCATAGTAGCAGCCGATACCGTCGCCGTCGATACCACGGTGATCGCTACCAAAGCGTATGCCGATGGTGCTTACCCGAAGAAGTACTCGGCAGCTCTTACAGGCACCGTGAGCCCTGAGACCGTCACGCACAACCTCAACACCCGTGACGTCCACGTTCAGGTCTACAACGGTGCAACTCCCTACACGGCTGTCATCGTCGATTGGGATGCGGCAACGGTCAACACCATCACAGTTCGTTTCAACCCAGTGCTCGGTGCTGGCTACCGAGTGGTAGTGTTCGGATAGATGAGAAGCTACGGCATCACAAACGCAGCTCCCTACGCCGCGGCTCCGGCCGTCGGAGCTGCTGGCGATCTATACTTCAACACAGCGACGAAGCTCTTGTACGTCTCTGACGGTACCTCTTGGCTCATAGCTGACCTGTGGACCATATCTGGTACCGCGCTAACACCAGTAGATACAACTAAGATCATCTACATCCCAGGGCCGATCACTGGTGATCTGTCGGCTATCGGCATTGGCAGTAGGACTGTCAAGGCCCGGTTTATCAAGTCTGTCACCAACGACTACTTCCGCATCTCCATCAACGCTTTGCTCAACAGTACTCCCGCGTGGGTACAAGATGACGTAACCAAGCCGTCGTGGGTGTTGAATCTGTTCTCAGACCCAAGCGCGCTAGATATGTTCACGATTGGTAGGACTGCTCCCGGTGGAGCATTCCCACCGGATCTGTTGCAGTTGCTCAACAATGGTGAGTTGTACGTTCTAGGTGCGCCTGCCGTATCAGGTCTCAAGATTGGCACCGGGACAATGAAGTCACGGCTAAGCGAACAGGGCGCCGGTGATTACCAGTGGCGTTGCAACATCTCACCGAACAACATCGTTGACGACGCTACAAAGCCTGCACTAGCTCTTCGTGTTGGTCCTACCTACGACGCGTTGTCATTCTTCCGTGCTGCGGCTGGTTCTGGTGCGGCGTTCTCTGAAGTGTTTCAAGCTAGCGGAGCTGGCAATCTCACGATCACAGGTGCCACGGCAACGAAGGCTTCCGGCACGACATGGGCAAACCCATCTGATCGCCGCTTGAAGGATGAAATCGAAGACTATATCTCGGGCTTGAACGAAATCACACGGCTCCAGCCTAGGACTTTCATCTATAACGGGAAGGGTGGTTCAGCGAAGGGTCAGCGGGGATTTGGCTTCATAGCAGACGAAATTGCCTCCGTGATGCCTGAGACGGTTGGTATCCGTTCTGTGAAGCTGGAACCTGATGATGAGGAAGAAACAGAGATCCAGACACTCGATCAATCGAACCTCATTCTCGCACTCGTTAACGCAGTTAAAGAGTTAACTGCCCGTGTTGTAGCACTTGAGGCCCAACTTGCTAAGAGCTAGTTTACTGCTCGTTTTGCTGCTGGTAACTCCCGCGTTTCCATGCGCGTGCCCCAAGTGTGAGTTCAGTCCGCTTGGCCCACGAGTGACATGGTGCCTTAAGAAGATGCGGTGTGTTCAAGGACCGCAAGGAGAACCCGGTGTACAAGGCCCGATGGGTGTACCTGGCTCTCCTGGCGATCCTGGTGTCCCTGGTGTACCTGGACCTACGGGTCCACAAGGTAATCCAGGACTTGCTTCAACAATAGAACAGAGATCAGCGTTTAGCTCTGGCTTGAATAATGGGTTCACGTTTGAGGTCTCGGCAACGTGTACAAATGGGTCAGTGTTGGGGGGTGGGTATGTCATCACCGCAACGCGGCCAGAGGACTCAGAGAAGTTGATCCCGTCGAGGAACTACCCATCTGACGACAAGACTTGGACAGTGGTGCTCGTGGCAAACGCCTCGACACAGGGGTTCGCACTCACTGTCTACGCGACGTGTGGGGGATAGGACACATGGACGATAGATCAAGGGGCGAGACAGGAAGTAACTATCCTGGCCCGCACTTCCCCCGGTACGGGGAGCAGTGGGGTGAGTGCTTCATCTGTGGAGCGGACTACCCCGTCTCGAAGCTCGTACGTCACTACAAGAACCGCCGGTTGGTCTGTAGCGGGTGCGACGACGAGAAGACCCACTCGGACAACATGCAGGACATCGTCGCTCCCCGTGAAGATACCCGATCGAGCGAGCAGCCGGTGTCGTGTCAAGGTGAAGGTACAAGAGACGACGAGTGGTACACTGGCCTCTGGTACGAACTCGAGTGGTACGGCGCGGTCGATCCGTGCGAGAGGAAGCCATGATTCAGAGAGCTGACAAGCGTGGTGGCGTCAAGAACTTCGAGGACTCGTACAGCAAGGGGTTCAAGAATGTCATCCCCACGGAGCTCGATGCAGACCTAAACCTCCTGTTCGACGCATGGAACAACCCGAGCGCACCTGTTGGGGCTGCGGGTGGGGACCTGGATGGTACTTATCCTAACCCGACGATTGCGTCATTAGCAATCACAAGAGACAAGATCTTCCCCAAGGCCGTCGGCTCAGCGGAGATCGACAAGCACGTGGTCTTCGGTGGGGCCTCGGGGCTGGCCCATATCGCGGCGAACTCGATAGTTGGCGGCGATATACAGGCAAATACGATCGACGCAAGTCACTTGAAGCCAGCCATCGTGGGAACGGCACACCTGGTAGATGGTGCCGTAACCGGTCCGAAGATCCTCGATGGCAACGTCACTGACGCGAAGATCGTCAGCCTCGCGTGGGCGAAGATTACTGGGGCACCAGCGTCGATAGCCTACATACTCGCGGAAGCGAATACCCAACTCGACACTGTTATCACCGGTCCCGTCAACGTCCCAGTTGCGGGCCTGATGGGTAGCAATGCCATGCAGATTGGCAAGGGCTACCGCTACATGGGCATGGGCCTGATAACTCGTGTTACAGCCCTTGCGGTGACTCCCTTCGTAAGTGTCGGGGGCGTGGTTGTGTGCACTAGCCCCATTGTGGCCTCTGGAACGGGAAACTTCTACTGGGCGGTAGACGTCACCGTTTTCGTAGTCGATGCCACCAACGTGTGGATCAACGCGACGAATAAGGTAACTGCCGTAGGGGCACCTGCACCACCGACTGCACAGACGGTAGTAGAGAGTGTGTTCCAGGGATCTGCGTCTGGTGTCAATCTCGGGTTGGTAAACGGGATACAGCCGGCATTTACCATCGGTGCCCACACGCAGAACAACGGGAATATTGTCACTCGTCAACGCTCCGTGGTCTACGCCGCGTAGGGGGACACGATGAATCCACAGACCTACGATGAGGTCAAGTCCGAAGTCATTGCTCGAATGGGCAATCGACAGGACCTTGACGAACGCGCTGATCAGTGGATCATGGATGCTTTCACGGAGCTTACACAGGCTCCGAAGGCGAGCTTCCGTGAGCTGGATGCCCTGTACGATTGCGTGGCACTCCAAGGGAAGGCCATTCTGGAGGTCCCCGCGGACTATTGGTTCATCCTGTCCCTGCGGGACATGACACGCAAGCTCGATCAGGTCCACTGGCAGGTGCTCGACAAGACGTATCGGACGATCGGGCTGCCGACACGGTTCGCGCGGTACCAGGACCATCTGGAGCTCGATCCGATTCCGAACGCGGACACGAAGCTCATCATGCGGTATCGTCGCCGGCTGCCCAAGTTGGTAAAGGGCATGACGATCCCGCTGGAGCGCGAGTGGCACGAACTTCTGATCACGCTCTCGGTCGCCAAGGGCCTCTCGGCTCTGCAGCGATTCGAGGAGTCGCTAGCGTTCAAAGGTAACGTGGACACCGAGATCGCGAACCGGGAGGACAACGAGTTGCTGGAGGACGACGGGTACGAGACGACAATCGGCGTGCGCTTCAAGTAGCCGCTTCAAAAACTGAAAGCCATAGAGATGGGACAGCAAGCACGCACTCACGGTCTGGCAGCAAGCAAGGGACTCTACGTGTCCTCGATGCCAGACATGTTGCCTATGGAGTACACTCCCTGGTGCCAGAACGTCAGGTTCCGGTTCGGGGAGGTCCTGCGCGCTCCTGGGCGATCGGTCGTTCTGGACTCTCACCCCACGAAGTCGATCATGGACTTCGCGATCCACACAGACAGCACTGGCTTGAAGACCGTCGTGGCGCTGAGCGCGGACCCACTCTTCCTGAACAGCAACGAGGCCCAAGCGATCGACACCGTTAATACCACCTACAGCCGGGTAGGGACCCCTGTAGCACTGACTCCCTCGTCCTCTGACGTGCGGTTCTCATGGACCCAGGGCGAGGAGCGATTGTTCGTTGTTCGGGACTCCCATGTAACAGCACTACAGACTGCCAGCGGAGTCGTCGTCAGTGCCGAGCTGTTTGGGCCGAGCACCCCCCGCTGTCTCTTCCTCGAGTACTTCAGCAATCGCCTGTTCGCGCTGAACACGTCCGATGCATCAAACAGACTCGCTTGGACCAAGCTCGGGGACTACACCGACTGGGCACCAGTAGCCCCCGACCACGGTGGGTTCCTGGATCTCTACGATGGGTCTGTGACAGCGATCACGGGTGGGAAGTGCTTGAACAGTCGGCTGGTCGTCTACCGTGAGGATTCCATCACGGACATCATTTCGACTGGCGACCAGAACGTGCCGTTCCTTCCCGAGGTTCGTGTCAATGGAGTTGGGTGCCTGTTCCCCTGGACCCTACAGAGCATGGGCCAGGCCCACATCTTCCTTGGCAACGACTACATGGTCTACATGTGGGACGGCACAAACCTGGCGCCCATCGGGCAGCCAGTCCACTCGTACATCCGCCGACTCGTGGATCGCACACGGGACCCCTGGTACAACATCCCGTTTGGGGCTCTGTTCAAGGGCTTCAAGGAATATTACCTGGTCCTGCAGTCGGAGTCCATGAACTATCGCGAGGTCCTGGTCTACGACTGGATGCGAGGAACGTGGGCCCGTGATTACTTCATGGTCGATGTCGATCGCCCATTCGGTGGCATGTGGGAAGTCTCCGAGGTCGGGGCCGCCGGGACTCCGGGCTACGCTTCCGACAACTACCCCCTGCACTACCCCCTACTGGTAGCCTCGAAGGACAAGGACATCTTCACCATCGACGAGCGCATCTTGGGGGATCGGTTGTGGGACCCTATCAACGGTGGGATGGACCTGTGGTGGGACACGATCGACATCTACTACACCGAAGAGGGACTCGGAAATGGGACGGTCCACCGAGTCATCACCTCACAGAAGTTCCCACTGAACACCCCAACGGACCCAGCGTACTACATCGAGGTGATCACCGATCGAGGCGCGAACGTCGAAGCCTCGGTAAAGGTGATTCCGTCGACAGAGCACGTGGGGTTCGAGTTCTCCGACTTCAACGTCACCAGCAACGTCCGCCGGTACAGGTTCCACTACAAGCCCGAAGACGGTGCCGCCCGACCAACGTGGCGAGCCTGGAGTGATGTCTATGTTCCCAGCGGCGACTTTTTCCCCACCAAGCGAAGCCCCGTCAACAATGTCGTACCACCCATTGGTACTGACTAAGGGGAAACTCGAGTACCTATGGGACCGGCTGCGCCAGTACCCCCAGATCTTCGACGACGTGATCCCGCGGACGTTCGAAGCCTTCAAGGAGGGGATGCTCTCGACTACGAGCCAATTCTACGAGTTCACGATCGGCGACGAGATCATTGGCCTTGCGGCTGCGACCCAAGTGCGTCCGAGGCTGGATGCCCTCTTTCACGTCGTCATGTTCGACCGGCGCCTCCGTGGCCGGGAAGGCGTGATGCGTGAGGCCCTCCAGGACTTCGCGAGGAAGGCCAAGCTCCGTCGCCTCACAGTCGTACTGCCCGAGGACAACAAGACGGGAATCAAACTAGCACTACGCTGCGGGTTCCGACTCGAAGGCGTAATGAGGAAGGCGCACCTACGCGATGGAGAATACCGCGACTACCACATCTACGGACAGCTCCTCGAAGAGCTGTTTGATCTCGACCGCGACCGACCGGGCGATGCAGACGCTCGGCCAGATGGGGCACATCTTCGCGAACCTGTACGGCCAGAGCGTGATGAGGTTCAACACGGAGATCTTCCTGGCGAAGATGATGTACTATCGGAAGGTGAACTTGGGGATCGTCTTGGTGGCGTACGAGAAGATGGGGGAGCAGCGGGAGATGGAGCTGAAGGGGGCGATAGCGGGGATCATCAACGAGAGCCCGTTTGACGGGGAACGCATCGCGTCCGAGCTGTTCTGGTACGTGTGGCCTGGCGCGCCGAGAGGCACAGGGACTCAGCTGCTGGAGGCGTTCGAGCAATGGGCAAAGTCACAGCGCTGTACCCGCGTAACCATGGCACACATGGTCCACAACGAGGCCGAGCGCCTGGGCACGTTCTATCAAAAGAAGGGCTACCAGGCGTTCGAGACGCACTACGTGAAAGAACTATGACCCCGTACATCAACGCAATCGACGGGTTCTTTCCCGACTTCGAGTTCGACTTGATTCGGTCGTACGCGATGGGCCTCGAGTACAAGCCCGTCGTTGCCCCGTTCGATGGCCAGACGTACCAAAACATCGGTCTCCCAGTTCCACCCGCTGTCGAGGAGCGGCTGGCCATCAACCTGACGTGGATCATGGGCTACAAGGTATCCCCATCCTTCGTCGCGTTCCGGCTCAGTCCCGAGGGCTCAAACCCACCACAGTGGGCACACAGCGATGCCCAGGTATCGAAGTTTGCCCTATTCGTGTACCTGAACGATGGCCCTGGCGGCACAGTCGCCCTGCGCCACAAAGAGCTCGGCTTCAGTGTTCACCCGAAGAACGAAGAGGAGCTCGATGCCTGGCGGGCGGACTACGACGACATGAGCAAGTGGGACATACGTGCTTGCATCGACACGAAGGCTAACCGAGCCATCCTGATGCGATCCGAGATCATCCACGCGGCGCTACCGAAGCATGGCTTCGGCAAGGACGTAACCGACGGGCGTCTGATCCTGCTGACGTTCTTCGACTAAGGAGGACAGTACCATGGCCGTAGTGACAGCAGCGGTGATCGGTGCCGCGGCGACGGTGGGCACAACAGCCTACGCAATGAGCCAGCAGCCCAGTGGTGGTGGCGCCTCGAATCCCACGTACCGACCGGGTCCATCGGACCCAATCGACAGGTCGATGCGGAGCTACTTCGCACGCTCGACGCTGGCGAACGCAGAGAACCAGTACCCGGCGTACAACGACTACCTCGCGAGCGGTGGCGACCCCGCGAAGGCGCGGTTCGACCTGCAGATGCCTGGCATGACACCTGGCGAAGCCACCGGGCTCGGGTTCATCGGCAAGCGGGGCGAGACGATCCCGGGGCTGGACCAGGCGGCTGTCACGAGCGGTGACATCAAGAACCTCTCGCCGGAACAGATCCTGTATCTGGCGAAGGAGAAGCGGCGGCGGGCCGCTGCGATGGGCACCGAGTCCCCGTGGGCTTCCAAGGTCGTGAGGACCAGCAACCAGCTCGGGCGGGTCGAGGACAAGCTCGCAGGCGTGGCTGCCATCACAGACCCCAGCCGGGTCCAGGCGCAGCGGGCAGAGAACCTCACCGCGCGGCGGGATCGCCTGAACGCGCGGCAGAACAAGTACCTGTACCCCGACAACCAGTAGGAGCTGTACGATGGCGACTGCGAGTAAGCTGCTAAAGCGCGCAGGAAGGCTCGAGACCCGAGCAGACCGCTTCGAGTCCCCGGAGTCGAGGGCACTCTCGACGGGCAAGCTCAAGTGGAACGCCGGCATGGGCGAACGTGCGGATCGCCTCAACACCCGCGCGGGTACCCTGCGGGATCGTGCCGCGGCCCTACAAGCGGCCATGCAGCCGCCACCGGCAGCGTCGGGTGGGGCGCCGGGCGGAGCACCGGGAGTCTCTACAGCAGGGGCTCCAGTGGGGCCAACGAGCACACCCGGGTGGGACGGGGGCGCAGGTGCCCCGTGGGCTGGCCAGATGGGCGATGCCATGAGTGGCCCCCTGCAGCACGCGATGCCGGGTACCGAGGCAACGATCGCACCCTACTACGTCGGCGGGGGCAAGACCGCGGACGACTACGCGAACTGGAACAAGGCCGAGTACGGCCAAATCGAGGACCGCACGACCAATCGGTTCGCGGACATGTTCAGCAAGTATGTCGACGTCGCGAACCGCGAGGCGAATCGACAAGCGGGCCAGATCGGGGCTACGCTGGGCTCCCGGGGTGCGCTCTACTCGAGCGCAAACCTGGGCCAGCAGGCAGACCTCCGCCAGCGGACTTCGCAGGACATTGCGAAGACGGCCAGTGACTACCAGACGCAGCTGGAAGACCAGCGGCAGCGGGCCTGGACTGGCGTGATGACCAACCAAGCGGGCCTCGCTTCGGCCGAGATGGGAGCACGCGAAGCGGCCATGGGCCGGTCGTGGCAGGACTTCATCCGGCGCTCCGACGTTCCGCCCATCTACAACCAGGGCGCTCAGTGGGCAGCCAGCCGTCCGGGCCAAGGCGTCTCGGTCAAGTACTAGGAGGAACCACCGATGGGCTTCGTCGAACTAAGCGATCCGACCAAGCGACTCCAGCAGCAGATGATGGTCTACGAGATGATGCGCAAAGGCGGCGTCTCTCGTGGCGACACGGAGACCGACAAGTTCTTCAAGGAGCTGGAAGACCAACGGCGCTGGAAGACCGAGGAAGGTCGGAAGGAACGGGTCGCTGGGCAGCAGATTACTGCGAGCCAAGAAGAGTCCACCCGTGGCCAGAAGAAGCTGGACGTCGAGACGGACCTCGGTTACCGGAAGGACGTGCGGGACGAGTCCGAGACCGCGGCACAGAACGCCCTACGTGGGAAGCAAGGCGTCGCTGCACTGGCGGCGGCCGGGGCTTCCCGCGCAAGCGCCACAGCGTCGTATGCCCACGCGGGTCTCCTTGGAGAGCAAACGGCTGGGGCCCGCCTGGACAACACCAAGAAGCAAAACGATGCCCTCCTGGATCGCGCGACGAGGGGCCACAACTTCGCGATGGAGGCGGCACATCGCGGGGAGGCCATCGACCCCATCTGGACGAACCAGCTCGAAGAGTACGAACGGCGACTCTCAGGTGACCAGCACCTGACGCTGCCTCGCAACGAAGACGGCTCCTGGAAGTACGACAAGGACAAGATCACCACCTCGATGTACGACGAGAAGGGCATGCCCCGGGCCGCGTACGCAAAGACCCTCGACGATATCGCGAAGAAGTCTTCTCCGTTCGGGCAGATGATCGACGACTTCAATGAGGTCAAGGCGAACGGTGGAGATGAGGAAACTCTGAAGGCATACCGGAGCAAGATCTGGGAGGAGGTCGCGCCGACCGTAGGCAAGGTCGAAGGCGCAATGATCAAGCCGTTCGTCGATCACAACGACATCGACGGAGCCATGGATCTCCTAGGTCGGCTCCGTGAGAAGGGTGCCCCGAAGATCACCGTCCCGAATGCGACCGAGCGTGTCAAGATGGACGAAACCATCAACCTGATCCGAGACACTGACAGGATCAAGGAGAACTTCGTCAAGTTGAAGCAAGAGGGCAAGATGCCCGTTGGCTTCTTCCGGCAGCCCTGGAACACCATCCGCGCACGAGTCGGGAGTGACGACCAAGAAATCACCACCTTCCTCAAGCAGTTGGATCAATTCCGCGCCAAGTACGTGTACGCCATGACCGGCAAGCAGATGGGTGAGAAGGAGCGCGCCGACCTGTCCAGCCAGATCTTTAACAAGACGGACAGCCCCCAGACCTTCTGGGCATCCCTGCCACAATTCCGCAACCAGATGGTCGAGAAGGCTGCGGTCACGAATGGCATCGCCAAGGCATACGGGATGGAGCCCATGCAGGGAGTCCCGATCATCGACCCAGGTGACGTCATCGCGAAGGGCGGCAAGCTCCCCGACTTCATCACCGAGTCTGGGTACGTCGAAGCCAGCGACGTCGAGAACCACATCAAGGGCATCCGGGTCCTCGCGGACAAGACTGCGAAGGGCAAGGCGAAGGTCGGTGGCGTCGAGGAACGGCGTGACTGGACCCCGAACGAGAAGGCCCCTGAGATGAAGCTGAAGGGCCAGCGGGGTCCCCTCAAGCCCGAACCCGAGGCTGCCAAGACTCCCGAAGAGGAGCCAGACATCACGAAGTGGTCAGACGCTGACCTCGCGGCCTACGCCGCACGGGCCGAAGAGGAGCTCAAACAGAAGGGGATGCAGTGATGCCAGAGGGGATGACAGACGAGCAGCGGAAGACGACTCTCGACAAGCTGGAAGCCGTCAAGGCCGAGCTGAGGCGTCGGAACATTTCTGGCTCAAGCGGGGCCTTCACGGACTCGAGCCCCGACAGCGCAGAGCTTCCCCCACCGCTCCCGCCAGACAAGAGCACGGTGCAAGAGATAGCCGAGTTCGCGGTACCCTCTGCGGCCAGCATGGCTGGAGCTGCCGGCGGGGCTCGCCTGGTTGCCCCACTCGCTGAGGCCGCTGGCCCCGCTGCGCCCCTGGTACTTGGGGCCGGTGCGGTCGCTGGCGCGACGGGCCTCGGTGCGCTCGGCCAGGGCACCATGGACGTCGCACGGACCGCGATGGGTCTCCCTGGCAAGCCCGACAGCGTCGACGAGGCCCTTAGCAACATGTGGAGTCGGGGCGTCGAAGAGGGCAAAGGCGAGCTCCTGGGTCGGACCGTCATCGGGCCTGCCATGTCTCGGATACTTCCGTACAGGAAGGCGCTGACACCCCAGAGCGAAGCGATGATGACAGATCACGCTCGCCGCATCAGGGCCGCGTACGAGGAGATCGGTGGGGCTCCCCTCGTCGAAGACACCCGTGCCCGGTGGAACCCGGCGCGCTGGATGAGCCCCGCCGAGACAGAGCTCGATGACCATGCCGTGGTCCAGCGACTGACCGCGGCCGGTTACGATCCCAAGGTCGCGCGCAAGGTGGCTCTCACGGGGGGCCTTGCCCCGTCTGAGGTCGAGAACTCCACGTTCTCCAAGCTGTGGGGTTATATCTCGTCCAGCAAGGTGGAGCCCCACACAGTCCTCGACCTCAAGTACAACGTCTCCCGCTCCAAGCTCGCACAGGTGGCAGGGCTCGAGGACATTGGTGCCAAGTTCGCCGACATGCTCCCACCAGAGAAGGTGGGGGATGCTGTCGAGATGGCGGTCCACGGTCGCTTCAACGAGCTCAACATGGCGCGGACTACGGGCATGAACGGGGTCGCGAGCAAGCTGCCAGATGGATTCACGGTTGACGTCTCGGCTGCCAAGCGCTTCCGGACCCCGACGGGATCGTACCACCCGAAGGGTGCACCCCTGAATCCTGACGACATCCGGCCCATGACCCTGATCCAGGGCCTGGACAACAAGTCCAGCTTCACGGACGTCCAGAACGTACGCACCTCGCTTGGCTCGATGATGCACGACGAGCGGCTTTCGGACACCCAAAAGGATGCAGCCAAGCGGGCTGCCAAGTACCTGGACCGAGCGACCAAGAAGTCGCTGCCACCCGAGCTCCACGACGCGTTCGATCTCTGGTCCCATGCCGACGACGAGATGAATCGGGAAGCGTTCAACAGCCACTTCATCAAGGGCTTGCTCTCGAACAAAGGTGGCCTGCGGGCATATGCAGAGAACAAGCTCATCAAGCCCGGCGACGTCGGCCAGTTCCGCAAACTCGAGCGGGCGCTCTCGGGGACCGCTGATGGGGACAAGCTCATTGCCAGCGTGAAGGGTGCGATCAACGAGCGAGTCCTGAACGGGGCGTCGAGCGCCGACGGGGTCATCAACCCAAGCCGCCTGGTCATTAACCTGGCAACGGAGAGCAAAGGCTACGGGAAGCACTTCCTCAATGCGGTGATGGGCCCCGACTACGTCCAGCACTACCAGCAGTACGCAGAGGTCATGAATCAAGTCAACCACGCTGCCCAGCGTGCAAGCAGCCGCATGGCTCCCGTGAAGGCTCTCGGTGGTGCAGCCCTCGTGGCCGGGGGCATCTACGATGCGACACAGGGGACGCTGGGCCAACAAGACGTCCTCACGCTCGCGGCCGCCATGTACGCGCCCCGGGCAGTCTCCGCAATCCTCACGAGCCGTCAGGCCACGAAGTGGCTCCTCAAGGCAGCCAACCACGTAGCCACGGGCAAGAACCCGATGACTGCCAGTCGCCTCGCCGGTCGTGCCCTCGAGTATGTGGGCGTGACGCCCGAGGCCGCGCTAGAAGGTCTTGGTATCCTACCGAACGAGCGGCAGGACAAGATGAACCAGGAGATTGGGGCCCTTCGTTCGGACCCGACCCGCATGGCTCCCGGTGCTCTCTAGCCGTTGGCGCTTCAATAATTGAAGCCCGTAGATGGCACGCTGCCCCAACCCCGCTCACGTGCCTTGGCAGGACACCTTTTGAATACCTGCCGCCCACCTGCGTAGTAGAGCGCCCTTCGGGCGCCCACCCCTCCCCTCCCCGTGCTCGGCAGGGAATAGCCCAGACAGCCAAAGGATCTTTTCGTCCTGCGCTGCCTGGGTTGTTATTCCCTACCGAGCCTCCCCGGAGGGGGGAGGGGGGGTCCGCCCAAGGGGCGGACTAGCTACAGGTACTTCACCTCCTCGAACGCTGGGGCGAACGTCATGGCATGTCGGCGCATCTCCTGTCGCCATGTCACCTGGGCAAAGGCGCTGTCGTCTTCAGAGATGCCGATAGGCAAGCCCCACTCTGCTGCCTTCTCAGCTACATCGCTGTCGAGGTCCCAGCACACCTTCCACATGGCCAACGGCGCCATGCTCGAGATCTCCCTCCCGAGATCGTAGACAGCCGTCCTCAACTCTAGCCCACAGATCGGGCACCCGAGTTTATCTTCGTCATTGCACCATGAGCAGTTCATCTGGCACGTGCCTCATCCCGCTCGACGATCAGCTTCAAGATCACAGCGATGAGGAAGTCCTCTGTGCTGAGCACCATTGCCTCCTCGGTGTCAGCCTTCGCAGCCCCGATCGCGGCATCGAATAGTGTCCGCGCTTCCATTGATTGTTCTTCAGTTGGGTTCATCTGGTCCCTCCGAATTCTTCCCGTCTTCGCTCCCAAGCCAGATGTAGATATTCGGTGCGCTCTCGTCTCTCTTCACATAGCACCCCTCGATCAACGTCTCCATGATGCCCCGGAATACGTCAGCCCTGATCGGATACAGCAGCCGCAACAACTCGCTGTGAGCAATCCGCTTCCGTCTCTGGAGCGTTGTGATTGCCCTCGAGAGGAACGGCGTATTCTGGTCCCCCCCAATCTCGGCAAAGGCCCCCGGTGCCGTTGTCTCGATTGTATTCACGCTCATCAGCGCGGCCTCTAGGTCATCGGGATCAATGATCATCCGTCTCTGACTGCTCGCGATGACCATGCTGAACCTGAGTAGATGGTCGTGCTTCCTCCCGAAGAAGCCTTCCATTCTCTTGTCCGCAGGCGGCTGCATCCCGTTGTACCACTTGATGAACCAAGCCCGGGCGTCCGCGTTCAGCTTGAACTCCCCCTCCATCTGCCCAATGTCCATGAGGAATAGACGCAGATACTCCCGTAGGGAGATCTCATCCTCGCTCAACTCGGGCATTGCGTTCCGTCTGTCGGTGTCTGCCTTGTAGACGAAGATGACTCGGCTAGCGAATCCCTCTTCGAGAGCACTAGGGGGGATTCCCTTGCTGACTCCATCGGGCGTAGTAGCTGCGATGATTGCGAGAAACACATCACGAAGCGTATTCTCGCCTTTGTTCTTGGTCTTGTACGTCCACTCGTTGGGGCAGTCATAGAGGTCTGTCAGCAAGTGAATCAAGGGCTCGCTATACTGCTGCTTGCTCAGGAACACCGAGAGCTCGCTGCTGTGTACGAGCACGTTAATCGACGCCCCGGTTCCCGACACCGGCTCGATCTCCTGAATGAATCTCTCAGGCGTTGTCTTTCCCTTGATGACCTTGAGCGTCGGGACGCTCTTCACAAGTTCGACGCCGATGTTGATCGCCGTACTCTTACGGCACCGGGCACTGCCCGCTACCAGGATCGTGAAGAAGTTTGGGTACAGCTTGTAGTACCCCCGATTCATGTAGCACTTGCGCCCGAGGGCAGCACCCACCAGCGTCATCGCCGTAAACAGGTGGAACTCTGCGGGGCTCTCTTGCTTCCGCGTGTACTCCATGTACATGTCGAGGAAGTTGTCACCCTCCATGGTTGAACCTCAACATCTTTGCCTTCGCAAGCTTTAAGACGATCTCCCGTATACCCTCGTCCTGCTGGTACGGCGTGTGCCCCACGACTTCCCCACGCTCGTTGTACGCGACCCAGACACCAGTGCAATGTCCGAGTCTCTTGGTCACTTTCTTGATCGAGTCCCCTGGGACCCACACCAGGTAATCACCCTTGCTGAGCAGCTGCATAGGACCTCCTGTGCTGCTCGACGATAGCCTCGTCTAGCTCCTCCATCTCCTGCCAGTTGTCGCCACTCTTGAGCTCTACCCCGAGTGTAATCATGCCACCCCAGGTCTCAACCTCGGTCGTCATGACCCGCTCGAGGATCACGGCATTCTCATAGACCTGGTCCTCAGGAACCTCCAGCACGATACTATCATGTACCTGGGCAAGTGGTGCAATGCCCATATTGTGCAAAGTCCTAAGGCCCTTGTTCGTCACGCCGACGATCGACGCCTGCGGCCGTTGGGCATATGCCTTCCTGAACAGATCGTCGTCCATCCGATCGAGGAACAAACGGCGACGCCCGAAGGCGTCATGAACGCACCGTCCCGCCCGTACGATATCCCGAATCTTGGGATGCCAGAAAGCCCGAAGCTCGGGGGCCATCTCGTGATAGCTTTCGATCAGGAACTCAGCCTTACGCTTCGCTCCATATACGCCCCGGATCACGAGGTCCTCGATATTAACCCCCGCGAGTCTGAGCTGCATGATAAGACGCTTCCATTGCATCCCATAGTTAGTCGCATGGGTCACAGTCTTGAACGTCTTATACATCAGCTCATCGCTCTTGAGGACAGGCTTCCCCATCACCCGTGTCCCAAACTCGCAGTACGGATTAAGACCGGGTGTAGTATAGAGCTTTTGTAAAGTCTTGCTGAGGCTGTCGAACGCGACGAACTGTGCCTCTGCTCTCTTGAGATCACCTTGTAGTAGTTTACGGCCGGCTGCCGCTACAAACATCCGCCGGGCGCGCATCGGGATGTTCTGAAGTTGGGGACCCTTGCCCTTCCCCCTGCTACTCAAGCGGCCCGATTTTGTACCGTGGATTAGATAGTCAGCCCGGTACCGTCCATCGTCGTCTGGCACGACAGACAGAAACCCGCTGAGCATTGTCCGTCTTTCCCGGACGTCGATCACCTTCGTGAACACGTCTGCGTGGTCTGGGTACTTGTACGCGAGGCCCCGCAGTGTGTCTTCGTCTGTGCTCGCCTGCCCCGTCTTCGTGACCTTCAGTTTGGGCAGGTGCAGAATCTCGTGCAGCAGTTTGCGAAGATCAGGTGGGCTCTTCACGTTGATGTCAAAGCCCACCATCTGCTCAAGCTGAAGCTGTAGGTACTCCCGCTCGAGATCATACCTCCGTCTCGTCTTCTCCAATCCCTCCTTGTCGATCACGAACCCTGATGACTGCATTGCCATGATAGGCCTGATGAGGCCCATGACATGCTCATTATAGTAGTCCAACTGCCCTACCTGGATGAGCTCCTTCAGCAGTCCCTCGTAGCTTACATACGTGAGACATGCATCCTTACAGTTATACTCCCAGAGGTTTGTGCTGCTCTCATGCTTGTAGTACGGGTCGGGAGTATAGATGCTGGTAATGAACCCTAGGTCATGCGCAAACTCTGGGTACAACAGGTGATGCGCCAGCATCGTATCGAAGTGAATCCTGGGGAACCGGAACCCGTACCGTTCTAGTCGAGTGAGGTCGAACTGGATGTTCTGTCCGATGATTCCTCTGGATAGGAAGACACGGTAAAGGAGACGCCAGACGTAGGCAAGTTCGCTAGGCGAGAGACGACCTCCTCTAAAGGGTATGCAGATTGCTCGGGTCGCACTGTCGCTGATACCGACACATGTAGGGTAATCGAACCCGATAGTTTCGATATCGACCGAAATAGGGTCGCCCAGACTGTGGAGATAGTCAACAGTTGTCTGAAGGTCGGCGTTGATGGTAAAGTCTCTCTGTACTCTCCTGATATCCGGATACAAGCACTCACGCCGTGCCCTCCTCAGATCCCGTTCGATGATGTACGTTGACGGCCAATCTCGGAGTGCGTGTGCAGGGTGCAAAGTAGCGAGGACTTTACGACCGGGCACGAGAGTACAAGGTACAACCGATCCTCGCCAGGCTTCGATGCTGTCAAGACCCGTAAGCGCCTTGAGGGCCTGTGCACCACATGCGACAAAGAGGTTGGCAGTCGTAGCCGCAAGTTCCCCCCGCAGAACGGGCAATGCTTCAGTGATCTCTCCAGGCGTTGGAACCGACGCGTAGTCGCTGAAGTCTTTCCTGACATTGGTTACATAGACCTCCTGCCTTGACAGGCCGAGGAGGCGCCACAGCAATTCACCGGAACTCCCAGTGAATGGCATCTTTGTGAACACCTCATCAGAACCAGGACGCGCGCCTACCACAGCGAGCTGGCAAGCGCGCGTTCCTGATGCTGGGACCGTAGCCCCATGAATAGATGAGGGCATTACCCCTCGCTCGCCGCTGGCGTTTCCTCCGTGGTCTCGGACTGCGCGGCGATGTCTCGTGCCACCCGGTCGATCCCCGAGCGCCAGAAGTCCACATGCTTCTCGATGCCGATGAACCGCATGCCGAGCTGCGCGGCCCCGACGAGGGTACTTCCACTGCCAGCGAACGGGTCCAGTACCAGTTCCCCTTTGACGGCAGATGCCTCGATCAGATGCCGCATCAACGCAACCGGCTTCTCGACGCTGTGGATCTTCTTGCTGACTGTGTCGTACTTCAGGGTGTTGAATGGCTGAGGCTTCACGAGTGACCGGCCCCTATTGATCCAGAAGCAGGGCTCGTAGCTGTAGACCCACGCGCGATTCGGGTCCCCAATGCCGGTCGTCTGCTTGACCCAGATGATCGGGGTTTCCTCGCACGTACCGAAATGCTTCTTGAGCATCAGGTAGATGGGCTCGTACCTGGTCATGTGGAAGAACACATAGGCATGGCCGTCCGGCTTGAGCACTCTCGCGGCATGACTGAACGTCTCGTCCAGCATGTCCATGATCTCTTTCGGGTTGTCCGGGTACGCAGCGCCCTGGCTCTCCGCGAACTTGCTGCTGCTCATCGGTGCCCCCTCGCGGAACAAGCCGATGCCATACGGGGGGTCTGTGACGATCAGATCGACGGCGGCCTCGGGCAGGTTCCGCAGGACATCCCGGCTGTCCGCATGATAGAAGATCCCCAGGCCTTTCCACGTGGCCTTCCGGATCGGCTGCCGCTGGATGCCTTCGACGACCTGATGCTCCTCGCCGTCATCGACCTGGGCCTCGGCGTTGACGTCCTCGACCTGCTTACGCTTCGCGAGCTCACCCCGAAGCTGTGTCTCCTTCAGCCTCCGGAACCGCTTGAACGCGGCACTCTTCGTCTTCTCCTCGAGCAACTCGGGGAACTCCCGCAGCCCGGCCGCAAGGGCCAGGTCCATGCTGATGCTCCCCGTGGCCCGGTCGAGCTCCCTTGCTGCGTCCTCAATTCCGTACCCAGTCCCCTCGGCGGTCCGCGAACCCTTCTGCCCGTACCTCGCCTGCTTGGCGTTGTACAGTCGGTAGAGGCCGATCACCTCTTCCTGCCACTCCAGGTCCTTGCGCCGGATGTTCTCTTCCAGCTCGATCTCCTGCCGTACCACGGGGTCGAGCTCGTCGAGCCTACGAAACGGGATGGCTTCCCAGCCCAGGTGCTTCGCGGCCAGGATACGCCGGTGGCCTGCGATCAGGTTATTCTCGCCGTCGATGACGACGGGATTCAGAAGGCCGAAGCGGGACAAGGAGCCAGCAAGCTCCTCGATGTTCCCGAACATCTTCCGCATGCGGCCTTCGATCTTGATCTCTGTGACCTTGATCGTGTCTGTTGTCGACGCTGGCAGACTCATTTATCCTCCAGAGGTAAGACCCGGTGATGCCTGATCACGTGAGTGCATGTCAGCCAACCGAATTCCCCCACACTTAACCCCATTGATAAGTGCAGAGGCAGACATCACCGGGCCTCGTTCATGAAGGGGCTGGCAGCCCATGACCCGTCTCCTTGGCCCCTATGACCAAAGCAACAGACCACCAGCCCCCTCTAGTTGATTACTTCGCCTCTGCGTACGGCGGGTTGACCTCGGCGCGGATCGCCGTGCTGTCGTTCTGATCCGGCGAGTGCTTCACCGTGACGAAGACCTCCTTGCCGGGGAAGTCCTGGATGCTGAACCCGGAGGCCGTGAACGGGATGTGGGCCTTCTTCATGAACCGCTTCATGTTCCACAGCGCGTTCGGGTGGTAGCTGAGCGTGAGGAACAGCAGCCGGTTCTTGAACTTGTCCCCGGCCTCCAGCGGGTTGAGCCGCACGTCGAGGTACGGGTACTCGCTGCCCTCCTTGTGCTTCTTCACGCAGCTCTTGATCCGGCACAGTTGGAGCCCCGCAGGTATGGGGTCTCCGCCGTCGTCGACGTCCTCCATGTTGATGTTGATGAAGTCCGCCGCATCTTCCAACTCGGCCATTTCGGCACTCCTTTGCCCGCCTACCGGCGAGCGGTTAGGTCCCCCGGAGGGGACATGAAAATCTTCAAGGCATGGAGAGTGTTCGAGATCATCTGGCGACAGTGGCACGTCTGTCCGTGCATGTCGATGTGATGTTGGTCCAGTTCCTCCAACGCCTTTACCATTGCGACGCAGATTTCCAGCAGCCTCGTGTCGACTGGCATCTTGTAGGTCGGGCTCCACGGGTGACAGGAGCAATGGCAGCTCGCCTGTGTGCACCGGCTTGTGCAGATACACTTAGCGCGCATACTACTTCGGGAAGACTTCCGGGCCGGCCACCAGCACAGGATCACACTTCCTGCTCGTGCGGGCTGTAGCCCCGTTACCCGAAACGGTCTGGAGGTTGTACTTCCCGGCGCGATCCCGCCCCGTGAGATAGTAAGCCTCAGTGAAGAACCGGGCCATGTTGTCGCCCATCTGCCCTGCGACGCTAGGCCGGATTGTGTCAGTCTTCGTGTCCTCATCCGTCCGCCTCTTCTCGTGGCACAGGACGATGCGGTCGCATGGGAGCGTGAGGAACCCGTTGAGGTATTCCATCAGTCCCGCGAGGTAGATGCCCCACAGCCGCTCGGTCATGAACGTGACCTTGTGGGTGTACATCAGCAACCGCTGCCAGTGGTCCGCGACGCTCGTCAGTGTGTCGAGGACCACACAGTCGTAGTCCAGCCCTTCGGGCCGCCGTGCCTGTTGGAGCAACTCGTTCGTGACTCCAACAATCCGCTCGTAGCCCTGCGGCTTCTTCGCGGGCAGCGTCCCAGTCCCCACGTTCTTAGGATCGGGGCTGAACGGGATCTCGATCTTCTCGGGATTCCCGAGGGGCTCATTCGGATTCCACACCCGAATGTACGCACGGTTGGGAAGCTCGACCATCTCGTGCAGCTTCTGATCTGCATCGAGCCACAGCTTCCGCTTGCTTGGATGGTTGGCCGCGAGCGTAGTCTTACCTACACCTGGGCCGCCGTAGAACAGGTAAGACCGTGAGCCGCTGCCTTCCAAAGCAGCGGTGACGATCTCGAGCTCTTTACTCACGTTGCCTCCCTTAAATCGCTCTACTCAATGAGAGCGATGGTTGGCCTGTCAGTCCGCGCGGGGCTCCCACGGTTGTACGAGATACGCGGACTCCATCAGAGTCAGACGCGTGTTCTCCCCGGCGATGCACAGGGCGTAGTATTCACAGACACGGTTGTAGGCGCCGCACGCGAATGGGCTGTTCTTGGGCCACACCCTGCCCACTTGCATGCGCCTGATTGCATCGACGGCCAAGCACACCTCTTCCTCCCACTCGTCGAACTCGCTCGGAGTCCTGTACGTGTAGAGGCGGGCGTAGCTCGTGTCGTCGATCTTCGTGGTCACACGGATGGCGTTGACGAGCGCAGACGTGATCTCCCGCCCAATCAACTTGCTGCCACCCTTCATGTACCCGGTGAATTGTCCGCTGAGCTTGAACCCCGCATCGAATACCATCCCGAATCGGGTGGTGGTCTTGTGATCGAGCGTCATGGGCACGCCCTCTTGGTCGATGATCAGGTCGATGCGGCCGATGTACTTGAACTTACCGGTCGAGGCATCGAAGACCAACTCGAAAGGTCGCTCCACTTCGAGCACACGGAACGGTTCCCGTCGCCACTTCGTGAGGTAGCCCACAAGCAATTCGAGGCCCCGGTCGACTGTCCTGATCTCCTTGGGGTCCTCGAGGTCGTCCGTGTAGTGGACGAGGAACGTCGCTGCGATCCTGGTGATCGGGTTCCCTTTGCAGCGGAAGCAACCGTCCTGGCAAAGGGGACACTTCACCTTATCGAACGCGGTCCCCCTATAGAGGGTGTCGAGGGCCTTGTGCATCGCGCCCCCGAACATGAGAGCATTGTCACGCTTGCCCTCATTTGGAACCAGGTGCCTCTCGTACCTGTAGTAATACTTCCGAGGACACAACTTGAGCGTGTCAAGTTTTGAGCTGTCGACCCAGAAATCCGACCGCTTGTCGTCCGGCACCGCCGGCACTGTTTCCCCCATTGCTCGATCCTTCCTCCGTGCTGCTCATGGCATCGCGGATCTGGTCGATGTTGTCGTTGAAGTCCTCCACGCACTCGGCGCAGATGTTCCCGAGCTTGGTCTGGAGTACGATCGGGGCAGGCTTGTTGCACGCGTCACAGACCTCGGTCTCCTTGGAGCTGAGGTTGACGTACAACTGCGACGCAAGCCACTGCAAGTCAAAGCTGGGCAACTCGACGTGGCCTCTCCAGTCGAGCCCCTCGATGATGCGGAAGATATTCTTTTCCGTGATCTTGATCATACCACCTCACTCCCCGAAAAGGTCGTCCCTCCAGTTACGCTTCGACGGGTCCTTCGGCGGCTTCTTCTCGTCCAGGCGCTTCGGACCCTTAGGCTTGCTGCTCGGGACCCTAACTGCTTGAAGCTCGCTGATGGCCTGGATGAGCTCGTCTTCGGACATGTTGTCGATGGTCTTGCCCATTAGGAGCCTCTCAAACTTCTTGTAGTAGTTAATCTCAGCCGTCGTTGTTCCATACGGCCGTGGCCCGTTTGCGGTTGTCCACAGAATCATGGCATGGGAGCGCCAGGGTCCTATCCCCACACACTTGGGACCCTGACTCATCCGGCGAGAATCGGCGCATGGCTACGCCAGTGGGGACCGGAGAGCCGCTCAGAGGCCCAGGCTCTCGAGGTACGCGGCGCGCTTCCGCTCCTTGGGCTGCTCGTCGTCCTTCTGGAGCTTCGCGCGCTCGACGCCCTGGAGGTACACGACGTGGGCGTTGATGAACCGACGGAACACGGCCTTCGCCCCGAGCAACGCGATGGCGTCCTCGATCGAAGCCGGCAGCTCGGCGTCGAAGTCCTGCTCGGTCTTGTCGTCACCCTTGCCGGTCGACACCTTGAGGGTGATCATCTTGACCTTCGCGTTCTGCTTGTCCGGAACTTCCAAAGTGGGCATTACTGTTCTCCTTCCCTTTTCGGGGTTAAGTTGGGCAGGTTTCTATGGGCTTCAATTTTTGAAACCGAGCGACCCGCCGGTAGGGTCTATACTGCAAGCGTCATGCCAAGGGCATTTTGCCCCACCTCAACGAGCTAGCCCCCTCACCGCGGTAACCTGGGCACGCAAAGCAGCCTTGAGCCTGGTCACGTCCCGGTACACAACTGCTAGCCCGCTCAACGATGGGTCGAACATTAACTCGGGGGTAAGCTGGACCTCGCTCCACGCAAAAGGGCGCCGGGCATGATGTGTAACCATGCCGGCGCCCGTTATTGTGGTACCGTTAAGAACGCGAACCTGTAGCTGCGCAACCAGCTCCCGCCTCACGCCGTCCAGTTCACCCTGGACGCACGGATACGCCAGCCCACAGATGACTTGGGCTAGGTTCCAGAGCTCGCGCTGTGCTACATCATACAGCCGCCGGTACTCAGGTGAGACATGGCGGCTTGGAGTGTGATAATATTGTCGCGAAAGGCTTCTGAACTCCGCGACTGCGATTGCCAGTGTTCGGTCGTCATGCGTTGTCCGCTCTCCCCAGGACCTACCCCAACAACACGCTCTGACACAAACACCACACGTACACGTTCACGTTGTTGCTTCAAAAACTGAAACGCCTACACGAGCCTAAGTCATCTCCGTCTCGCGTATGCGCCTGAGGATCTCTAGGTGACCCTGGTACGCTTCCTCTTCAGTAACGTACCTCACCTGATGCGTGATAGTCCCGTCCTCAGGACTCGGGAATCCTACCACCTTCCGGCTCCCGTCGTCCCTGACGAGGAACCGCATTGTCTCGAATATACAAGGCGGCCCCCCGAACAGGGACTCAATGGACGGGATGCCTAACCAGATCGTAGACAGAAAGCTATTCCCCATGATCATGTCATGGCGAATGATCCTGTAGCTAGGATCCTCGGACAGCTCGGCCCATTCCCACAGTGTGATTGGCTTGCCTTTTCGGTCGAGATACAACAGACCGACCTCCTCTCACAAATGCTTCGTGGGCTCCGCGCCTACCAAAGAACTTGACCACCTCCTTTGTCTCAAGTGTGAACTCGAGAGAACCTTTGCAATCTTCATCGTCGTACAGCCAGTAGAACATGTACCGGGACACATTCACGAGGTCCACGGTCCGTGTCCGCCAGCCGGGCTTGGTGAACGTCACGGTCCCGAACGCTACTTCCCAGGTCCAGATGTTGTTCGCGGGATCAACGAAGATCCCTTTCGATTTGTCAACACATTCGACCTGTCCGTACCGCTCGAGCTGTTCGCTCACTGAGTTTGCTTCTTCTTCCATTTCGTCACAATTCCCTTTCGGGTCTACCTGACCCTCCAACCTTTCTGGCTCGCGATCCAGTCCGTGATGACCAGATTACCGCGATCGCCCTCCTTCACGATATCGCTATCCTGTACAAGGACCTGGGAGCGGGGCAACCACGCTGGCACTGGGTTCCCTGGGAACATGACCTGCAGCGCCTTGGGCGTGTCACCCACACAGTGAACATTCTTGATGAGGAAATACCCGGGCTTATACTTCTCCAGCACCGGCCCGGTATTCGCTCCCTTCGCTCCCTCCCCCTTCGCTTTGTCCCTGAAGTCATTGGACCAGTGGGTCTTATCCCGACCCTCTTGGTGGAAACCTTCCTGCCTCCTCCCGCCCGTCTGCTCCTGCTTGGGCGCGCTCCAGTTTCCGTTCTCGATACACTTCTCCAGGTTCTCGTAGGTCTCCTTCAAGACCAGCATGGCATTGTGGGTCCCACCCATGTCCGGGTGGTACTTCTTGGCAAGGGTCCTAAACCCTGCCTTCACAAGCTCGCTAGCCACCTTCTTGTTCATCGCAGATGTCCTGGAGGTCTGCCAACATTGCCTCGAAGCATTGGCGCCTCTCTTCTTCCGACAGCTGGATTATCTCGGCGTCCTCCTCATCATCATAGACCTTGAACTGGAAGACGACCTTGTCCTCCACGATCTCGCCCTCGTCATCAAAATGATGCTCTTGAATGAGTTGGTCGATCACGCGAATGGTACAGGGCCGTCCCCGCAGCATTATTGCCACGTCGAATGACATCCAGCAGTTGATGGCTATCTCCTGGTCGTTGCCGGCCGCCCGGGATCGCGGCCAACCTGATCATACGCGACGCGGCCATTGTCGATGCGGATCGAGAACCCACACTTCTCCCCAGTGCACGCCCATGCCTTCCACAGCACGGCCGCGGCACCGCCCCTCGGATCACCACCGTAGTCAGACAGTGGGACCATCGGGTTCTCCTTGCACTTCGTGCACACCGGGAACGTCAACATCCTCGTCTTCCTCCTACCTCTGTTCGCTGAGTTTGATTACGAAACGACGCGGGTGGCTGTCCCGCGACGGCTTGACGAGCAACACAAGCTCCCACTTGCCAACCTCCTCAACCCCACACTCGGCCATCTCCGGCAGGAGCTTGCAGACCTCGTTCTTGAAATAGTCCAGGATCGCTGCCATGATCCTGAACCGGAGCGGGTCGTGTTCGTTCTTCAAAGGCATCATTCTCCAAAGAGATCCTTGAGGTCAGCTTTGAACCTCTGCGCCACCACAGGATCTTGCTTGCGATCTGGCTTCCCCTTCATCTCGTCTTTCACGATGATGTCCAGGGCTGCGCAGATCAATTGATAAACCCACGTGTACATCTCTTCGCGCTCCAGCTCCACGACTGGCAGCAAACGAATCAGCTCGACCGCCTTGAACAGGTGGTGCGAGACTGGTGTCAACTCTGTGGCGGGCATGGCCTTACTTCGATGTGATACGCGGTCAACGGGCGATTCCACTTCCCGTCGGGCCGCTTGGGCTTGCTGTGCGGAACCCTCTTCCACGTGGAGAACACACTGGTGAGATCCTTGAACCGCATCGCCTCGCCGATCTCGGTGGTCCAGACCACGTGCCCCATGCCATCGTGGGCCTCGGGGTCATACTCCTTCAAGTACAAGCCCTTGTCCACGATGTCATCGGTCGCGTGGCCCATGTTCACCATCACATATTCGACCGCCATCTTAAGACTCGAAGATGACGAGGGCCAGGCCCAGGAGAAGGACTCCCAAGCAGATGGTGTTCAAGAGCCCGATGGTGTCGATGATCGCCTGTAATGCTTCCATCTATGCGGCCGCCTTCCCGTTCGACTTCGGGGTCGCGAGCTCGAGCTTCCTGCTCGGACCGTTGCCAACACTCTTGAGCTTCCCGTCCTCGATGAGCTTGAGGCAGATCCTGTGGCCCGTGCTCGGCGACGACAGCTTGAGCGCCTTCGTGATCATGGCCGCGTTGAACGGCTTGCCGATCCTGCTTGCGTACCCCAGGACCTGGGCCGCGAGCATCTCGTAGTCGACCTTGCCGACCCGCCTCGTGGCCTTCTTGTGCTTCGCAACCTTCGGTTGCTTGACTTCCCGCGCCTTTTTCATGAGCTTGAGGAAACCCTTGGGGATCACGATTGCTTTCCCGCTCAGGACATCCTTGTCATGCACGCTACAGAGATCAAGCTCGACGACGAACTTTCTTGTCACGAGGGCGTACTTTACCCTTGCGTGAGCCAGGTCGCACACGAGAACGCTTTTCTGTGCCACGTTTCACCTCACTAATCCCATCCAGAATTGCCGCACGCGCGTCGGCATGTGAATAATCCTTGATGAAGGTCGCGTAATCTTCATCCTTCTTGTAGGACCGGGAGAACTGCTTTCCAGTTCGCTTCTCCCAGATGTCCTTCCTGGTCGTGTCACACCTCAGGCACTCCAGCCTGACCTCCCTGCGCCCATCCTCGAGGACGAACACCGGGGTCAGAACCTGCCAGGCGTGATGGGCCAGGGCCCTACACAGAACTGACTGGCGCCGCATGCACTCTCTCCTTCACGTCCACACTCCTTTGCGGGTTCACGGCGTGGCGGGATTGCCACGCGAGTCCTAACGCGAACAGGAAAACGATAGCACGATTCAAGCCACGTGTCAAGTATTTTTTACTCAAGCGATTCATCAGTCTGCCTAATCCGTGAAGATTAGGCAGAGTGCTGCTCACTCGATATTACCCCCAGGGGGCATCTTCGCGCACGGGAGGTGCCCGTCATATGCCTCGAACGTCTCGAACTTCACATCACACCACGAGCACATGATCGGGTTCATGAACGTCATGTCCTTCTCCCGCTCCGAGCCGA